AGAAAAATATGTTTCTTCAATAGAACGAAATGGAGTAAATGCTTTTGTACTTAGCATTCTTCCTAAAGAAATTGCTAATTTAGATAAGTGTTTTCTGCAAGATGTTCAGTTTCTTCATGATACAAACAGTTATTGGACAAAGTTTGGACTGAGTATAGAAGGAAACGCTGAAATGAAAGATATTAAACAAAAAATCAAAGCAAACGTTTACATCAATGGAAAATAATGCTTTAGCTACAATTCTTAGAAAAAATGAATTCTTTGCTCTTACTGATTATTGCTTTGTAAGGAAAGGTGGTTTTAAATTTGTTTATAAAAATGATTATGAGTATTCTCTCACATTTGATATAAACAAATTTGGGTTTGTACACCAAATACTTATTGTTTGGTTGAAGTATGAAGAGTGTATAGAGCAGTTAGAAACAGCAATTAAAATGATTGAAATTCAATATGAAACTAACACTAACCTATAAAGATTTTAGGAAAGCAAATATGTTCCAGAATCATCCTCTTCGTATCAAGATATATGAAGAACTAAATATGCTCCCTACATTATTGGGGAGCTTTTTATTTTTGAACAATAAAGTGTATTGTGTTCCTGCTATTCCGTTTGAAGCTTTTATTCAAAAAGCAAAGAATAAAAAGAAAGTAGGAACAATAGAAATAGAATTGGAAGAATGGGATTTTAATAGTGTGTATATACTAAGAGATAAAACAGATTGGTATATCTATGGTGTCTTTAGAACAAAAGAAAGTGCTTTAAAATGGTTAGATGAAGAATGTTTGAGTGAATGGGAAATTATACAACAAAAACTACAATAAATGAAGCTCTTATCAGAACAAAATCGTAAGTTTGAAAAAGCAGAAAAGTTTGGATATTTACAAGTGGGATTGTCTTTGAGTCCTCATACGCTCGCAAATCCTAAAATTAGTACGTGCAGTTTTTCTTCACCCTCGTGTGAATCATCGTGTTTATTTCATGCAGGAATGGGATCAACAATCAATGCTCAAAAATCTCGGATAGCTAAAACACTTCGCTTTTTAGAGGATAGAGTTGGATTTGCTAAACAAGTGAATCTTGAACTTCAATGGTATAAACTAAAAGCAAAGAGTGAGAATAAGAAGCTACTCTGTAGACTTAATGTTTTTAGTGATATTCGATGGGATAAGCTAAAAATAGAAAACGGTAAGAATATTTTTGAATTGAACAAAATGGTAACATTTGTTGATTATACAAAGCATCCTACATTAGTAAGTGAACACAAAAACTATCATCTTATATATTCAGCAGATCGCTACAACAACACAGATGAGCAGCTTATTGAAAGATTAAGAAATGGGGGAAATGTTGCGATGGTGTTTTTAAATCAAATTCCCAAAACATGGAATGGATTTCCAGTGGTAGTAGGAGATGAAAGTGATAGTGTGTGGATTGGGAAAAAGGGGGTTGTGAGTGCATTGTTGTATAAAAATGCAATTCGTAAAGGAATTTCTAACAAAGATTTAATCAAAAACAACACATTGATATATGAACCAGTTTGAAAAACAAATAGTAAACACTGATGTTTGGGAAAAAGAAACAAACGTATTAGCTTTAAAAGATATACCAAAAGAATATTTAGAAGAAGGATACTATTTGTACACAACTACCTACGATGGAGATGTCACAATGTTTATTGAACACCAAAGATTAGAAACAGATGAGGAGTATAAAATAAGGATTGATAAGCATAAAAAATCTGTTGAAAATTCTAATAAAATCATTAGTAAAATGGAATATCAAAACTATTTAAAACTCAAAGCTAAATTTGAAGGAAATGACGGATCAAATTAAAGAAAAGCAAATTGTTTCTTTTTCTAAAAAGGAATTAGAAAAAGAAGAATGGAAAGATATTTTAGGATATGAAGGAATATATCAAGTGTCTAATTTAGGAAGAATTAGATCTTTGGATAGATATGTTGCTCACTCAAGATGCGGAGCTTTATACATAAAAGGAAAGTTTTTAAATCCCACTTACGCTAAACGAGTAGGTTATTCTACAGCATTTATAAATGAATTTGGGATAAAAAAATCAAGTTGTATTCATCGAGTAGTTGCTGAAACTTTTATTAAAAACCCTAATAATTTTGAATTTGTAAAACATATAGATGGAAATAAGAGAAATAATAGAGTTACTAACTTAGAATGGTTTAGTATGATAGAATCTATAGTTGAAACCTATAAAAAAGTAAAAAAGACAAGTGAGTTTAACGGAATACATTTCGACAAACAAAAAAATAAATACATAGTTGTAATAAAACGCAAATGGATAGGGCAATTTAAAACAGAAGAAGAAGCAATTAATAAAAGAAATCAATACATTAAAGAAAATGATGTTGATTTTTACTACAAAACTAAAATTATTTAATGTTTTATTAATATGGGAGCAATAAAAAATCTTATTTTAGAAGAAGCGGGAAAATCAAATCAAGAGAGCTTTAAATTTAATCCTGAAGGGGTAGATGAAGAATTGCTCGATGTTCGTATCATTGAAGGAAAAGAATTTGTTCGATTGGAATTGATGGAAACAGTTATCAAACAATTTCTTTCTAAAGCAGGATGGGATGTTGTAGATACGAAATCGTTTGTTATAACAATACCAATAGATGATGGGACAGATAGTTAGTTATGAAGTTGCAGCATTAGCAAGAGAAAAAGGATTTTTGGAGCATTGTGATTGGAGATATACAGAATACGATGATAACAAATTAGTTAATTGGAAAGATGAACAAGTAAAAGAATGTATTGAATATGACATTACGTATGCTTATAAAGCAGTTGAAAGTCTTGCTGATTCTTATTTTCACATATTTAAACATAGAGATGATGGTTGGTATTTAGCTGCTCCTACACAATCTTTTTTACAAGCTTGGTTACGAAATGAACATAAAATTGAAATTGCTGTGCAATGGTTTGATAAAGGATATATCAAAACTGTAAAGAAACAACCATTCAAAAACAATACATATAGAATGGAAACATGGAATAGTTATGAAGAAGCTTTAGAAATGGCATTATTTGAAGCACTAAATTTAATACCAGATGAAGGATAGAGAAACAGTGAAGCATGAAAGCTTTGGTCAAATTTCTTTTACACGAACGCAGGGAAGAGAACAAACTTTTTATGGAAGTGAATTACCGCAGGATCACTATGTATCAATGGAAATTCGTCAATCTGAACTAAGCAGAGATTTAACAAGTGAATGGTATCGTTCGTATGGAGTTCCTCTAATTCGCATCAGAATGTCAAGTGGACAATTTGCAGAACTTATTACCTCTATGAATATGGGAAGAGGAATTCCATGCACAATTGAAAGATTGATGGGAAAGAAGGTGGATGAGTTTCCAGAGATTGAGAGTAGAAAGGAATTGGTTCACAGAAAGTTTGAAGAAAGAATGAAACAATTTGCTGATACAATTCGAGAAAACAAAATCAAAGCAAAGGAAATTGTGAAGAAGAAAACACTTTCTAAAGATGATGTTCGAGAACTTTCATTTCAATTAGACTTCCTTACACAGGAAATTGAGCAGAATATTCCGTTCTTTGCTGAATGCTTTCAAGAAACTATGGACAAAGTGGTATTAGAAGCAAAAAAAGAAGTGGAAAATGCTATTCAACACAAAATCAATGTATTGGGACTTAGTAGAATTACAAAATCAAAACAAATTACTAAGTGAAGGAATTAACGAATAAGTTCTATATTGTTAAAGGAGAACTGATAGCTAATATATGGACAAATGTGCATACAGAGGACATTTTACGTTGTATACAAGAAGAAAAAAATCTGTATGTTGTAGATGTTCACCAACATTGGGTGTCTTCAACATACAGCTATTTTGAATTGGAAGCTTATAAAAATCTTGATGCAGAACAATTTCCCATCACATATCTTACCTATGAAATGGAAATTGAGTTGGTACTTCCACAAGTGCTTCAAATGTTGCTCACACGCTTTCATCATAACTGGGTGAACCTTCTGCACAACTATTTAACTTCAAGCGATTTTGAGCAGTTTATGAAGGAAATACCGATAGATGCTGTTCCTGATTATATTTCGAGATGGAATATGTTTCTGTGTAACCCTTATAGATTAAAAGGAGTGATACTTTCTCGTTACAGTTATCCTGCTCCTTTCAATAATGGGTTAGCATTTTCTACATTTGAGAAAACAAAACCAAAAACATTCTTAGCTATTGAGAATTGTTTGAAGAAAAATAAACCTTTCTCTTGGTACATGAATCAAGATTTAGTATATTTGCAATCATCAATACTTCTGTGGAACTATGAGTTTGCACATGGAATTTCTCCTAACGAGAAATTCTTCCGAGCTATATTTGATGTACTCAAACAACGCTCTCTTCATTGGTTGATATTAGGAAGTGATTTATTCTATTTGAAAGAAGAATTGGAAAGCATACTGATTGATCAACATCCTTTGGAATTATTGAGAAAGAAACAGGAATATGATACAGATGTATTTTTGAAATTTGAGCAACTCACTAACATACAATTTTAACATGCTATCATTTTTCGTTTACCTATCCCCGTTTATTAGCTTTCTGTGTATTTTCCTAATGGGAATTCAATATGCTATTGATAAAAGATATAGAGAAGAAGCTAATAAATTTTTTGATGAATATCGTTATTCACAATTGTTGGTAGCTTTTATATTTTTTGTTCCTTTTATGAATTGCTACATTTTGTTTCTGGAGATAGCTTCAATGGTAGAATTCATACAGGAAATAAAATGAGCATATTTGGAATAATTCTCCAACTTTATATTTACAGTGTTGTGATAAGTGCGTTAGGTATGTTAGCTAATAGAATGAAGTTGTATTATCAATGCTTCATTCCTGTTGCAAACACTGTATTAGCTGTTGCTTTTGTGGTAGAAATTGTGTTCGAAACTTTAAAATCAAATAAAAATGGAAATAAAAATTAAAGACAAAGCTCCTTATTGGTTGAGCTTTCATTATTCCACCAATGAACGTGGAGGAAGAGTAACTACTTGCGTTTTAAACCAAGATCGTGAAGAAATTTGTAGAGCTTCTGTAACCTGTTCTAAATCTGACACATTTAAGAAGGAGCAAGGACGTAAGCGATCAATTACCAAATGTTTAGATATTCTTCAATTGGACAGAGAAGAAAGAACAGAATTTTGGAATCAATATCACAACAGAGTTCCTGTTTCTACAATAATAGAAACAGATGTTGAAGAATTGCTTGATATTCTCTCATTCTTTTTCTTTGAAGGAAGAGAAACAGCAGGATGGAAAGAAGAAGCAACAGAAGCAGCATTTTTAGATGCTTTAGAAGAAATTGGAATTGAACTTACACAAACTAACTAATTTATGCTTACATCAGAATTTAAAAGTAAATTTCTCCCTATACTAAAGAATAAGGTGACAGTAAAAGAATACAATTCAAAAGGGTATTCAAAAAAGCATGGAAATATTTCAGCTCACAAAGATGAATACAATCTTGATGTGTTTAATTACATTGATTTAGATGGAGAAGTATTTCATGTTGCATATCCTTATGAAGTAGAACTTACTAAAGAAGGAAGAAATGGTTTGTACGGAATTATTAAAGGTAGTTTTATTAAACCAATTGATTTGGAATATCTCAAACCATTTATGGATTTTCAGGAACTTGAATCTCCTGTTCAAGAAATAGCTCCTAAAAAAGGATTAATTTATAAAGGAGAACCTTTTGGTGTAGATGAAGAATTTTTGTGGGGAGCAGTTCCTTTAAACCTTAAAAAAGAAACTTTTGTAATAGAAAACCCAAATCCTAATTCTGTTTCAGAGCAAGTAGAATGGTTTTTTAGTACTCTTTCTAATAAGTTTATAGCTAAATCAAAAGAATATTCTACAGATAGTTGGGATAGTAATTTTGTAAAAGGAGCAAGGGTGTTAGGGACATCAAAAGAACAAGCTCTTTTAGGATATGCTACAAAACATCTTGTTTCTATTATGGACATTTCAGAAGGAAAATCATATACAAAAGAAGAAATTGATGAGAAGTTTGGAGATTTAATTGTGTATTTTTCTCTTCTAAGAGTCATGTTGTTAGAAAAAGTGAAATGAAAACATACAAAGAAGCATTTTTATTCACACTCATATCACTTCTTCTTATTGGAGGAGTGATTTGGGTGGGAATTGGAGAAGATAAAAGATTGGAACAGGAATTAAATTGTCAATACGACAAGGGGTGGAATGATGGAAAAAGATTTGTATTAGATAGTTTAAACAATTTGAAATGAAACTATACAAACTAATACACAAAGTAACAGGATTGTTTGTTTCTGCCCCTAAAGCAGGAATATATGGATTGAATAAGAAAGGATATACATTCATGGAAAATCCTGTTAAGAAATTCAATTCCATTTCAATGCCAAGAGATGAAATAAGTATTGAAGAATTTGAATTAGTGGTGTTCACAAAAGAATCTGTAAAGCAAAAGCTTGTACAAAAGAAAATAGATGCTTATGTAGAAAAATACAAAGACACAGCAATATTTGATGATGTATTGAAAGCAGTAACATTTGGTCATAACTTAAAATAAAAACAACATGAAACTATACGTTGTAAAAGACTTAGAAACAGGTTTGTTTATTGGAGAGCGTGGGTTTGTAATGGATGAAGAAGATGCAAGATTTTTTAGAAGAAATCTAGAAGATTTTGCTCCAATTGTTTGTGATGAAACCTTGATTGATTTAGAAAAATGTGAAATCTTAACATACAATCTTGTAAAAGAATGAGATATACATTTGAAGAATTAGTGGAGAGTAAACTTTCGGAATTTGAAAATGCTACAGGAATGTTTCTTCACAAAAACAGAGAATTGGTTAAGAAAGAATTAGTGGATATGTGCAGGAATGTTAAAGCTCTTACAAAAAGAGAATGTAGTGAAGCTCTTGCAGAAACAGAAAATGATTATTGGTGGGAAAATTCTTTTTCACAAATTGATGAATTCACAATTGAAATATGACAGGAGAGCAAAAACAGGAAAAAGGAATAGCATTAGCTCTTATAGCTTATTTGCTATTAGAACAAGCAGGGAGTGTTTTAAAAGAAGATGGTAAATACTACAAAGGAAAAACTAAAATGCTTCTCAATAATCTTCTTCAAGATAGTAGTGGAATCTTTTTAAACATCAAAAATCTTCGTAGGTTGATTCTTTCTAAAGAAACAATACGAAAAGTAGAGCAACAACTCAATCAAGAAATTGAACAGGAAGTGATGGAAGAGGAATTAGATACTTCTAAAAAAATATTTGTGAATTTAGCTTCTTTGTATATAATGGGAGGTACTGATAAAATGTATGACTTAGAACGCATCACTTCAAATCTATTAGAAAACAAAAGAGTGTTTACACAAGATGAAGTGGAGGATGTTGTTAAAAAAGCAATTGGTGTGGTAAATCCATTAGTGACATACAAAGAAGAATTTTATCAAAAACTATTAGCAGTGTGAAAAACTATTTAAACATCCACGAAACTAAAAGTCAAGGAAGAAGTAGGTTTGGAAAAACAATAAGCTCCCCCTCTCAATTCTTCAAAGAAAATGAATATTTAATCATTAGTGCAAATGGAGAGTGTATGACACTACAAGTTCCTACAATTGACTATTCGGGAAAGATGAGTAAGATCACTAAATGCAGAAAATACTCTTCTGATGATTGGTATAATTGTTCTTTGATGATTGATGTTCCTTGTGGGACACATTTTGAATTTGACGAAGAAGAAAGTAACGAGGACAGAGTAGTAGTGTATTTTAAACAAAATCAAGAATGAAACAAATCACAGAACAGATTTATCAATGGTTACAGATTGCAGGATTGAAATTTGGAGATGTAACTAAAATTCCTCTTGCAATTTCTTTAGTACAGGAAGAGTTTGACGAAATGAAAGAAGCTCTGGAAAAGAATGATAGAGAAGAACTTTTAGACAGCGTAGCTGATTTGGAATTTGTTATCCACAATATTTGTTATTTCTATGGATTAACAGTAGAAGAAATAGAAAAGAAATACAATCAAGTAGTAGCATCTAACTATTCTAAATTCTGCAAAACAAGAGAGGAAGGTGCTCAAGCTGTTTTTGCTTATGCTATGGGTTTACATCCATCGAAACCAAGGGAGAATATTGCTACACATGCAGTTGAAACAGGAAACGCAGAATATCCGTTTGTTGTGAAGAGAATTGATGGGAAATTAATGAAAGGACTTGGGTATCTTGAACCTAATAAATTTTAGAAATAGTTTGGAAATTTAGAATCTTTACTCTATATTTGCATTGGGTTGTGAGTATTCATGTAATTGTAAGCTTTCTATTCCCCTTCGACAATAGAAAGCTTACTTCCGTCCATTTTTGAAAATAGTTGAAAAATATTCTTCAAAAAGCTTGACTTTTGCTTATTGATGTTGTATATTTACGCTGCGACATTTTCTATAAGTAAATCAACATTAGAATTCTTCAAATAGAATACATATTAGGTTCCTCTCGAAAGTGTCGCAACTCAAAAGAAAAGTAGGAACCAAAGTTCAATAGGAACTACTGCTTCATTTTGAGGTAGTAGTTTTTCATTGAATGGAATATGAAGAAAGAGAATCACATATCAGTTAGGGTGAATTGGATAAAGGATTTGCTTGCAGAAGGAAATAAGCTTGTCTATTTCAAAACATACCTGATTCTTCTTGAACTTACAAAAGAACATGGTGGAAATCTTCCTTCTATTAAAGCGTGTGCTTTAGCTTGTGGGAAATCCTATCCCACTATGATGATTCACATCAAAAAGCTTCTTCAGTGGGGTTGGATAAGAAACAATGAGGAAAACCACCATTCCTACACCATTGTTAAACTGAAGAAGCTATACAAGGGAAAATATGGAGTGCAGGGAATTTGTGCTCCTTTAGATATTGTAGAGCTATCTTCCTTCACACAACAGAAATTTAATGCATATCTTGCAGAGTTTACTTACGATGCTTTGCACAGGTATAAGATAATGAAGTATCAGGAAAAGAAAGGAAAAGAGATAGATAAGGATTTAGCTATCAATAAATTCAGAGTGGATTGTAGAAATTCTATTTTTCTCACAAAATCCTTCATTACAAAAAACAACAAACTAAGATTTACACATGTATACTACAAACAGGAAGGAGAATTACAGGTTCCTGTTGTAAAAACTAAATATTTTGATTTTGTTCAACAGGATATTTCTGTGCTTTCTTTTATAAAGGATAAAGCTACAAGAAAAGAATGTATTGAAAATTTCAATTTAAAGGTGAGTGAACTTGCAATGTTTGATGAACGCACAAAAACCATGATGCTCGTTGGGGAAACAGAGGTTGGATTGCATTTACAAATGAGCTACACTTATCGGAAGTTGATTATAGGAAGAAGTGTTTCAACTGTAAAAAACTACCAGAAGTATTTTCCTTCTACTTATTCAAGAAGAGAAAATACGTTAGTAAAGAAGTATTGTGATCCAACCCGTACAGCATTGTGCGAATACTTGAATTCAGAAAATTTACTAAATGGAAGATATATTCAGAAGGGAACAACTATATTCTACTCCCACTGTACGGTGAGAAGTGTTAGCAGGATAGATTTGAAACGGAAATAGATTTCCTATCACCCTTTCCTATTAATAAATCTCCCAACAGATTTACTACACATTATAAAGCTCGGAAAACTCTAAGCTCAAATTTCTATGTTCAATAAAAACACTAACTAACATGCAATTTTTTCTATTAGGAATTCTTTTGTTTCTTCTTTTTCTTCTATGGATAAAACCGAGAGCAGAAAAAATAGAAGGAGGATATCTCTTGTTTTACACTAATCTACAACAAGAGCGCAAGGAGATATACATCAAATTCAAGCAATAGCTTGACAAGAGCTTCTTATTGTTGTATATTTGATATTTTTCACACTAAAATACACTGATTATGAAGCAATTAACAACATTTGTTATAGGAATATTCCTATTTACTACTACATACGCAAATGACACAAGTTTATTTAATGCTCTCCAGTATAAAGATGTAGGATTTGCTATCTTCAAGTTAGAAACTGGTAATGGAACATCTAAATTGTACAGGAAATACAACAACATGTTTGGATTTAAAGTGAACAAAAGAAAGCTTCATGTTGGAAAAACAAAGAGTAATTATGCTAAATATGAATCAAAAAACGCTTCGTTAATGGACTACTATCTCTTTGAAAAACAATTGATTAAAAGATTTGGAATTAAAAATCAAAGAGAGTATATTCGTGTGATTTCCAAGCGATATGCAAAAAATCCTTCTTATGGAAAACTATTGAGAAAACAACTAAAATCTTAATGGAAACAATTAATATACTGTCAACAGAGAAGAACGGATTTCAAACACTCTCCAATCTTCTCACTCCTTCTTTCACTTACACTATTTCTCAAATACCAAGAGTGTTTCAAACTGTTGAACACTGTTATCAGTGTTATAAAGCTGTAAGTGTAGGAGACAATAAATTAGCTTTAGAGATATACAAGAGTAAGAATGGGTGGGAAGCTAAGAAATTAGGAAAGCTTGTAACACCAAATTCTGAATGGGATTTGGAAAAGTTTAGTGTAATTGAGAAAATGATGGACGCTTGCTTTAGTCAAAACCCTTCTCACAAACAATTGCTGCTTGATACAGGAGAAGCACGATTAATACACACCCATCCAACCCTAAATCTGAAGGATTGGGGATTTAAGTTTCCAGAAATACTTATGAATCTTAGACAAAAATACAAACAAGATGAAAGAAACATTGCTAACAATACTGTTGATAGTTTGGATGCTATTAACACTACTACTGACATTTAGCATAGTTGGGTGGGTAATACTTATAAAAGATGGAGAACGCTCAACATGGATGCAACTTGGATTAAACATTTTTAAAGCTTTAGAAAAATGAAACTAAGCATAGAAATTAAGAAACATTCTTTGAAGTTTGCTTCTGTAGGTATATTATTTTCAATGTGGAGAAAACCTGAATGGGAATTCTTCACATTGAATTTTACATTGAATTTGTTGTTTTTTGGAATACATATAGATTTACACACTAAATAAAAAATCAAACTATGATAACAACAGAAGATAGAAAACTATTAATGGGCTACTTAGAATACTCGTATATTCCCTTCAATTCTTCACTCCATCAGCTTAAACCAAGATGGACAAGTGGATATTGGATAAGAAAAAGTTTAATTAATGAAAATCACAGACATGTACAATTTAGTAAAATAGCAAACTCAGCAATTGTAAATAAACTTCCTGATTTTTATAGTTGGGATTGGATTATGAAAGTGGTTCTAAAAGTTTGGAGTGAGTGTAGTTTTCTACATGATACTAATCTACAAGACAATTTGAACTATTTCTTAGGAAGTGCTAACAAAGAAAAAGCATT